ACTGCCTTTGATGTAAACCATGTCTGAAATCCCTCGCTTCCAACGCGTCCATCGAGACCCTCTCCAGGAAAGACACAGTTACCAGCCTGTAGTAGTGTATCAATTGTACGGATACCCACGCCTTTCGCGGCGACAAGTCGTCCTGTCAATGCCCGAATAACCTCGAGAGAATCTCCAATGAGTTCGCATTTTACAAGAGGGAGACGAATCACATCATCTTTCTGTAGAGGCTCAATGGCAGTTGTACCATTCGGCGCAAAGGAAGGCCATTCAGTAATACGTAGGGCATCGGCAGGATCTAGGCGAGCAGGAAATGCCTTGGGGTTCTCACCGCGCATATAACTGATATGGCCGTTGGCGACTTTAATAATTCTAGCCTCAGATTCAGGAGTTAGTTGTTCGCCTGAAGAAGTTATCTGGAATTTGATGTCTGATTCCTTTAAAAGTTGAGACTCTTCCACATGGTCCACGTGAAGTAATAAATTTAATAGTGATACAATCTCTTTATAATTATTGTACATTGGTGTGGCAGACATAAGCAGTAACTTATTTCCTTCACATGTTCTGAGAACTTTCCGTAAAAATGGTGTAAGTTTCTTGCCGCCTGCGGCATCTCCTTTTTCTTCAACTGCGTCATCAATCTGGTCAGATTCTTCATCTACTTCAGACACATCGCGCAGATTATGGGCTTCATCCACTATGAATAGACAGCCGCTCAGTGCCTTCTGAAGAAGTCTGACTTCCTGTTGTCTCTTGCGCTCAGGACTGAGTGTTGATGGAATCTGACTTAAGATACCGCGAACCATATTACGAAATGCCACATAGCCCATTATGGAATAGCGCTTATTGATCAGACGATTCACTCGTAATTCAATATCTTTCGGTGTTCTCTCGTACTGTGTCTGCGTTAACTCCAGATATCTGTTTCCAGTACACCCCTCGTGTTGATTTGGCTCGTCATCTATACCGAACTTGATTCGGCTACTGTCGAATATAGTCCTGTAGAATCCGGGTTGAATCGCAGGGGGTGACAGAATATAGACCTTATTCTTTGGACTCAGTTCAAGAAATACCTCAGCAGTTAAAATAGCGGCACATGTCTTACCTACACCTACACCATGGTACAGTAGCATGCCATTATAGGGTGTATCAGGAGACATAAATTGCGCGACAAATTTCTGGACGGGAGTATATTCAAATTCTTGAACCTCGCATACATTATCCTCGAGTGATTTATCAGTAATTTTAGTCTGTTTACTCTCTCGGAACTCCCTCTTCCCCAGTAACTTGGATAGAAATGACATGTCGTTTATGTCCGGATATAATGAGCCCTCCAGTTCCCGTTGTTGCTCCCCTTGATCTATATCCCTCATGAGCGTGGCTCTGATTGGTGCCGTATATGTCTGGAATTCTGCGATGAGTTTGTCGCGTTCCGAAAAATCTTTTTGCCCTGTCCACTTTTCCAGCGGCTGTTCGCTGGATTCGGCTTCCGAAAACATATCGCTCCTGTTCTCTCTTGTTATTTTCAATATCGCAAAGGTTACCAATCATCGTATCACGAAATACTGGCATAAAATTACGTAATAAATTGGATAAATGTATAAGAATACCACGTTTTTCAATATTATCGGGTCTCAAAAGTGTTAATGCCTCATCCATGGGTTTCCATGCCAGATTGCCAATTTCCCTCGCCATTTCAGAATTCAAAATATCAAATGATATTGAGCGGCTACCAATGTATTGGGCAAGATAATATGAATGTCTATAATGAATATCATTTGATCCATAGAATTGTTCAATTAAAGGTGCTATATTTACTACTTTCCAAAGTTCATCTTCTGTAATTCCAGTCTCCTCTTCCAATTCGCGAAATGCACACTGGATATCTGTTTCATATGGATCTCTACGTCCCTTAGGAAATCCCCATTCAGGAGTTTCATAGAATTTCGGTTCTTGCCGGAGAAGATCAGCGAGTGTATAGGTATCTCCTTTTGCTGTCTCTATTCCTGCTCTTAACTCGGTAAACTTCTGTTTTGATATAATTCTATCATGGGCATAGCGCTGTGATGATTCCATATCAGATCCCCATAGATCATGCCATATATCTTCAAAACTGTCATTAAGAAGTCTATTACGTTCTTTTTCCGTCATTCCTCGCAATTGTTTCTTAATATACTCTGGCTCATTCACCTTGTATTTGCCTCGCATGATATCCATAAAACCGAGTGAATCTTTTCGTTGTATCATGAGAACCTCAGGTACAATATTTACAAGCCCCGTTGGACTCCTGTTATCTTTACAGAGTTCACTGGATTGTGTCCAAGCAGGACTAGATCCTACCCAGCGAAATACGAGAACACCGTAACTAGATACTGGCTCTACGCATTGCCTAAATATGTGCCCGGACCCTCCGCAATTTGAGCATATAGACGTTATTGAATTGTACGCCATGGTTAAAAAACCCCTTAGACTATACTGCTAAATGCGGCTTAGGTGCTGCGTTATACCACCATATGGTATCTTATGTAATACTAGATAGGATGCATATCCCTCCAGAAGTTTGGGGACCGTTCTTTTGGCATACAATCCATATAATAGTTCTTGGATACCCCCAAGAACCAAATTACAGCGATAAGAAGGCCATGAAGGAGTTTTTAGAATCACTACAGACTCTTATACCCTGCCCTATATGTCGTGACCACTACAAGTCGCATATTGTAAAGATGCCCATTGGCCCATCATTAGATAGTCGTAGCGACCTATTTCGCTGGACGATTGACTTACACAATGAAGTAAATACAATGTTAGGAAAACGTAAATTTACAGAGACGGAAGTAATCCAGTATTACACTCGTCTCGGTGCGAGGGGGCGGTCGCCCGTCATTACGGCACAGGATTTCATGGAGGCCGACCAAAGTGCCATTTTGAAGGGTGTCCTGGCTGGCGTTGCTGTCTCGGCGGTATTAGGCGGCATTTTATATTGGAATTTACCTAGGACAATATAAATTTCTTTTATAATTATATAGTGCCTATAGAATGACAGTTAAATCATACTATATTCACGATAATGGTGGTAAACCTTTTAAAGTTACGATTGAAGGTAAATCTGTTTCAATATACAAAAATACAGCTAAATATCCAGAAGAGGAAATATATAATGGGCTTGTTAAAAGAGTAAAGGCTAAGGAAATATTTATTGGAAAAAGTTCAGGAAAATCGCATATATCTGATCATTCTCCTGGTCAAGCAAAGGAATTTATAGGAAATTCTATTTTACTAGAGTTATCAGCAAAGAAATATATGTACATTGGTAGTGAAATATATGAATTTCACACAGAAGATACAATAGAATCGTATTATTCACTTGTTGGTAACAATGATGTTCCTTATCCTATAGCACTTGGAACAGATAATATTTATTTTATGCTAGATCATACCTATGTTAAACGAGAAATGGTTTTGTTTTCAAATATGAAAGAAGTTGACTGGGAAGGTGCCTACGAAATGTATTATGGATTTCGTGACCCTGTATCGGGTGAACAAGTAAAATTACGCGATAATTCAGGAAAAATAAAGCTTGAACAGCATGCTAAAAAGATGAAAGGTTTTCATCAAATTCATAAACGTTTATGAGGCAACACTAGCCACAGGCACACTAGGCATAGAATAACGCTGCTTCGCCACCCAATCGGGCACACGCTTCCTATCAGGAGTTCGGCCAGTGCCCATTTGAACCTTCGTCCAATCTGGCGCAAACCACTTACCATTAATCCAATCCTCCTTCCCGTACGCCTTGACACCCTTAGAATACCCCTCGGCATCAACGCTATTAATTGACTTGCCATCAGACTTGTCAAACACGAGAGGAATTGCCCCACTCTCAGGATTTGCCAGCATGGCCTTTCCTACCCAAGAATCACGGCTACAGTGGATACGACCATTCCATGTAGACCACGGAGGCTCAGAAGGTACCGTCCCAGGCCGAGTATCAACCTTGGTAACAACATTGCTGCCATTCGGTGTCAACTTACTAATAGCCTTATCCTTCGGATCATAGGCTACATTGGTGTACCGGTCAGCCCCAGGATACTCAAAGAAGTAAGCAGACTTATCAGTATCAGTCATTTGTGTGCTTATATATAAAGGGCGCTACCGTTCAATTTTTTACGGGTCTAAATTAGAATGCCCGTCTCAGACGAGGATTTATTTGAAGGTCTTCAGATTTCAAAACAGCCTGTAAGGGCGGCAAAGGTTACTGGTGTAAAAGAGGTAGTCTTAGAGCCTAAGATGACAGACGACCAGATGAAGGCACGTGAGGGTACATACTTCAGTGAGAAGGAGATTGACACGATTTACAATGAAGATATTGATATTTACGCAAAGGTTCCCGAGTCACCAGAGTACCCCGACGGCAAGAAACTCATTGCGCGTCTTCGCAAGAATGTAATACCACATGATATCGTGAAACTTGCCTGGAAGAATTTCTATAACTCGGCATCTGCGTCCAGAAATCGCGGTGCCGCTGCTGGACCCATTGACTTGAAGAGTAAGTACTGGACAAAGAGAAAGCCGACGGGCATTCAGGGATGGTCAACACGTTATAAGCATAATGGAAAGATCAGTAAGATGCGTGTGAACAACAATGTATTCAGTAGTGTCTTAGGATATTTTGAACAGACACCTTTCATGGGGCTCCCGTGCCGCTTGACATCGTATACTCAGAAGTATTTTGATGAATATAAGGCAGGCATTCCGTATATTGAGGCCATAGACGATTTATTCAAAAAACTCGTCCCCGATCGCTACAAGGCTCAATATAAGCAGGCCCATGAAAATCCCGCGTTTCAGATTGGGAACACGGCATTCTCATCTGTGACAATGAATCGCAATTTCCGCACGGGTCTACACATGGATGATGGTGATCTGAGGGCAGGCTTTGGCAACTTATCTGTAATTCAGCGGGGCAAGTATGAGGGCGGATTCACGCTATTTCCGAGATATAAGATTGGCGTGGATCTGAGAACGGGAGATTTCTTAGCAATGGATGTCCATGAGTGGCATTGTAATACTGAGATTCGCGAATCCAGTTCAGATTCCAAGTTTAATTCATCAATACCTGATGTCTATCTGAATGATATTGAGACGGGAACGCAGGGGGTTGATAAAAAATACAGTCGTCTTTCATTTGTATGTTATTTGCGTGAGAAGTTAGTAAAGTGTAAAGCCAAGGATTCGCTCCCATATTATAAACGTATTGGCTACGACCCTAAGTCTCAGACTCTGACAAAGCCCAAGAGTTCAATTGGTACAAAGACGCGAAAGAAGGCAAGAGAATATGAAGAATAACTAGATGGACATCAGTCGTGCCGAAAGAATCGCAGATATCGTGAAAACAACGTCACAACTTGGAAAAAATATTAAGAAGGTTTCTTCACCATTGAAAATGCCTACTATACTTGGTCAAGCCGCTCTACCCCAGCCTGTAGAAGGGACAGGAATTCTGAAAATACTGATGTATGTTGTAGCCGGTCTTTTATTAATTGGTCTCATTTTGTTGGCTGTAGATCAGTGGATAACACCTATATTTCAGAGAACACCAGGTGGCAGAGGCTATATTCCTATACCCGGCACAGATTTATCACAAGTCTATTGGCAAACTGGTTCTACAGTTGACAATATTATTATCGGCACACCAGCACCCCCTATAGTAACACCTGGGGCACCAGTTGTGCCTCCTCTTTCAACCACTGTTCTTGAGGGGCAATCAAACTATAGTATAACGATGGATGTATTTATTAAGGATGAATCTCCCCAAGTGCTGGATGAACAAGATAGACGGGTATTTTTCATGTTAGGACAGTCTGTAGCAACACCGACCTTGACTGTATGGATAGCAAATGATAAAAATACGGCATACGTGACAACCTTTGATAGGAATGGTATGCAAGAGAGTGCCGCCATTGACAATGTGCCTATACACGCACCCTTCCGTATAGGAATTGTTAATACGCCCTATGCTCTTGAAGCATATTTGAATGGTAAATTGGTAATGACGAGACAGAAGAGGTCTATAAATAAAATGCCTACAACGGGTGATATAATATTTTCACCGGCAAATATAATTGTAGGTGGTAAAGTATTATCACAGAATATAAAAGTATTAAATGTTCGTACATTTGGATATTCAGTCTCTACAAGTGAAATGCGAGGGCGCATGGGTGATCTTACTTCGGCAACGACATTCAATCCTCCAAGTAAGTAGATGGATACTATTGAACAAAAAGAAAATCATCAGAATGTATTATTTACATTCGGACGATTTCAACCACCGACAATTGGACACAAGGTTCTAATTGATTTTATAGCATCAGAGTCTGCGAAACTCGATGGAACAGATGGATATATATTTGTTTCAAGTACGCAGAATAAACAACTGCGTCCAAAGAATATATTTGAATCCACTAAACAAAATGAAAATCCCCTGTCAGTGGATGTTAAAGTTCTGTATTTGAAAAAGATGTATCCTGAAACATCTGTAAAAATTATAAATACTACAGAATGTGAATGTAGAACTATATTTTCAATTATTGATAAACTCAAGTCCGCGGGATATACGGGACTAACAATGGCGGTAGGAAGTGACAGGGTTGAATCATTCAAGCCTCTAATGAGCCGTGTTGGAGTCAATGTTATAGCGGCTGGAGAACGGGTTATAAATGCGAGTTCTAATTCTGTAAAGGCCATGTCTGGAACAAAGATGCGCGAGGCTGCTGTGGCTGGAAATGTAAACGCATGCAAGCAAGGTGTTTTAATTGGTTCTATGACAGATACCGATGCGATGGAATTATTGAATGCTGTGCGCAGCGGTCTTGGATACGGCCCTTTAGTTATTGGCGGATCATCATCTAGAAAGAATAGACGCATACGAATTAAGACACGTCGTCGAAAGCAATACAGGTTACGTTTGGAAGAACGTACCTAAAAATTTGATACACATATATTTTGAAGCATACTATATGCCCTATACTAAAACAGTTGACGAGAATACAATACAGTATACAGTCACAACACCTAATTGGTATTGTGAGTGGATAGTTGATAGAATTAATACAAAAAGGCCAATAAAGCGCCAGTGTTATTTGAAAGACCTTATACTTGATCCACTAAATCCGAATGATAGTATACGCATACATGAATTATTGCCTGAAATTCTAAAGGAAATATATACGGCAATTGATGTATGGACTCTGACAGGAGATGTAATCGCGGCAACCTTAATATATCCTCAAAATATACCTGCGTACTTGGCATATGGTGACAAAACAGGTTAGCCTGAAAATACAGGTTAGCCTGAAAATACAGGTTAGCCTGAAAAATTGAAGTATTACCTGAAGTATAGTTTAGTATAGTAAAATGACGGTGACACATTCTCATAGTGTAACAACGAGTCATCAGGGGCAGTTTACCTTTACCTTTACCTTTGACTTCACATTTAATTTTGATGACCCGTAAGTAGATGAATCCATTATGGATATTATTTATTATAATAGTAATAACATATTTGATAACCCAGGGAGTATTATATGCCTTTTTTCCTAAAGTGTCTAAAGGTCCTGGTCGTATAGGTGCGGAGCAAATTAATCTTTCAAAGATTACACAGGTTATCGCAAGTGAAGAATTAAATACGGCCTGGACAACTACAAATGGTTCTACGCTTATGTTTTTTATTTTCCCAGAGATCAAGGATAGAACATCAGTATCAGGGAATGAGTATGGAAATGTAGTTCAAATCGGCACAAAGCAGAAGTTCAAAATTTTGGTGGCACCCGACGCTGGTCGTGGATACAGTCTTGCTCCTGCTGTCCTAGAAGTATTTATAAAAGGATCATCTATGCCTGAGATTATTGATATTCCTCATGTTCCTTTACAGCGGTGGACATCTGTAGTAATAGTTAAAATTGGACGCAAGTTCAATATATATATAAATGGTATTCTACGAGCCTCACACATGTGTACGGCAATGCCCGATTTTGATGCCACACAGCCTTTACGCACTGGCGATCTGAGACTTGGAGGTAAAATTGCCTTGATGAGCCTATTATCATATCCGATGCAGACAAATGATGTGCGATCATATGTTGCGAAGTCGGTTGATACAACAGGAAAACCATACTTATCTTCCGGTATCTCATTCCCAGTTCCAGATATCAATGCTGTACTAAGTCGTATTAGTTGTCCCGGTGGAAATTGCGTAACTCCTAAGCAGTCAGGGCCAATGGAAGAATGGTCTTCTCCATACGCCTAAAATTTTATTTTAAAAAATAACTATTATTAGAATATAATGGATATGGTATCTGGTAGTGTAACATCTATGATAGTTGTTGTGATAATCCTTCTAGTGAGTTTATATTATTTATATAAATGGTTGAATGGAAATGCTGAATTACAGGACATGGTTATCTATTCAAATCCGGATTCAGGTCTATTAGCGATGTCACCTACTTCTACAGTATTTACTACGGGTACAATGCCTCCTCTATACGGCGGTGGTGAGTTTTCTATCAGTACATGGATATATGTTACAAATTGGGGAATAAATAAGGGTAAGAATAAGGTATTCTTGACCTTATCTGGTGGAGCGAACGCCTTTTCTACCTTAGTAATGTATTTGGGACAGAATATTAATAAACTTGGTGTCCGCGTAAGTTCCGACACAACCGATGAGTCAACTACACTTGATTCTTTACAAATGGAACTAATTACATCTGGTACAACACCTTATACCGATGTTGCGAGTGATTTTAAGAAATGTGATATTGAGTCTGTTGATTTACAGCGGTGGGTGAATATTACGGCGGTTCTAAGCGGTCGCACACTTGATGTATATATGGATGGAAAACTCTCACGCAGTTGTGTATTAAATGGCGTCTATAAGGTTGATGGTGATACGTCTACACTTACATTAGGCGGTTCTTCAGGATTCGGTGGATATATTGGCCAAACTCGTGGCGCAAATTATGCGTATTCTCCGGATCAGGTGTATTTGAATTATCTAAATGGACCTTTTAATACGTCACTATTATCACAGATACTAGGATTTTTTGGTATCAAAAAGGTACCGACACTTCCCACAGTGAATGTAACAGCACCGACTGTTACATTTACATAATTTTTTTCATATCTTTGATAGATAGAGAATATGGATCAGCAGGCTCTACTAAATAGAGGTAGTTCATATATGGGGCCATCCGTATCAATGCAGGTTCTAACTGGATTGGTGCTAATAGTGCTCCTATATTTGTCATTATCTATGGCAGAGTTTATCTATAAATCATTTTCGAGCAGATGGACAAATAAAGTCAATCTGTTTCCCAATACATACACATCAGGTACGAAAATGTATACGGCCATTCAAAATCCCACAAACCCGGCGGCATTAACTGTGAATGTATCAAATAACCAGCGTTCCGGCGTTGAATTTAGTTATTCCATGTTTGTATATTTGAATAGCGACACATTTTCAAGTGGCAATGCTAATCTCTATCATATCTTACACAAAGGATATGGTCAAGTATATCCTCTCTTAGGCCCTGGTATATTTAGTTGGGGGAACAAGAATTGTATACGTGTATTTATGAACTGCTATGATACATGGGACAATTATACGGATATAGAGAATATACCTGTTGATAAGTGGTTTCATATCGTGGTTTCATGTAAGGGTAATACGCTCTATGTGTACATCAATGGAAATCTAAAGCAAAAAGTGGCACTCAGTGGTAATACCCCTCCTTACCAGAATTACGGTAACGTCTATCTATTTAGTTCAAGAAAGACAACTTTATTCACATCGATTACGTCATCTCTTCAGAATGACAGCAACTTTATGGGGACTGGAGCCGCTTCATCTCTCGTGTTTGATGGTGCGGCCAAGGGTATGGCAAGTCGTGTGACATATTTTAGTTACGCACTGACATATACTGAAATTCAGGCACTCATGAATATGGGTCCTTCTAGTGTAATGGATGGCACCGATTTATCACTCACACCGTATCTATCGGATACATGGTGGGCGAATAGACAGGGGCCTTAGAAACTAGTTTTATCATGCGCTATATAAATATTACTCTTCTTGTTTCACAATAACAAGAAGAGCGATGACGGGCGGTGGACTATATATACTGGTGGCCTACGGATCACAGAATATTATTCTAAGTGGAAATCCAGATTTTACATATTTTTACACTGTGCTAAAGAAATATAGTCATTTCTCATTTGAATCTGCCACACTTCAAGTGGATGGACCTCAGGAACTATTTTTTGATCAGCCGATTCAAATGCGAGCCAAGATTCAGCGTATAGGAGATCTGCTTTCAGATTTATATTTTACATTTACACTTCCAGATATTTACAGTAAATTTGTTAAAACAAATCAACCTGGTCCTAGATACCTTGGAACACAGTATGAATTTCAATGGGTCCGATACATCGGAGCACAAATTATTCAAGACGCATCATTCTATGTTGGAGGTAGTCTTGTCCAACAAATAGATAGTGATTATATTATCGCATCAGCCCTTACAGATCAAGATGAAACACAGTATAATAAATGGCAACAGTTGGTCGGTGATGTACCTGAACTCTATGATCCGGCAAATGGTCAATACTCCGGCGAACTTGGAAATACATATATGCGTACACCAGGTTTATACCCCAATGTAAATACAACCGATACAACATCACCGCAGGCAAATTTCCCATCTATCCCAGGTCGTGATATCACAGTCCCTCTTGGATTTTGGTTTTCACAGAATCCTAATTTGGCACTTCCTCTTATCGCACTCCAGTATCATGAATGTGAAGTCCAGTTAACATTGAGGCCTATCCGCGATCTTTATACAGTCTTAGATGTTACTGGACATGGAAGAGTGCGTCCAGGAAATTCAATTGTAGCGACAACAGCACAGTTACAGACGGGTAATGTGACATATGCGCCAAATTCAGATCCAGGAGTCTTATTAAATAATTTTTTAACTGATTATGGATATACTATACCTAGCCTAAGCACCTGGCCTTTGAATGCGCGTCTTCAAGCGACCTATGTATATTTAACTGAAGATGAACGGCGAACATTCGCATCAAAATCCCTCTCATATTTGGTAAGACAAGTAACACGGTATCCTTTTTCAAATAATTCTACCAGGCAGTATTTTGAATTATTTACACATAACCCAGTACCACGTATTATTGTAATTCCGAGGCGTTCCGATGCCATTCTAGGGCGAAATGCTTGGACAAATTACACAAATTGGTGGTTATATCCCTCTGCTCCCTTTGTTCCAAATATCGCTCTTGATACTGGTGTAGCGAATACTTATGGATTTTCAGGGCAACTTGTACCGGGTATACAACAGGATATTATACGGCAAATGCGTATATTATGTGATGGAAATGAAATACAAGAAATAAAACCGGCGCAATATTTTAAAGAACTTTCCTCGTGGAAATACGCGACAGGTGTATTTCCGCCAGGATTGGCAATCTATAGTTTTGCTTTACACACATCAAATTGGATGAAACCGAGTGGGTCTCTAAATACGAGTCGCGTTAAGATGTTTCAGATTGATATTGATATGTGGCCTCTGCCAGCTGATACAAATTACTTGATTGATTATTTAATCTATGTAGAGAGTCTGAATTTCTTTGTTGTGGAGGGAGGCATGGGAGGAATGAAGTATGCTATTTAGTAAAATATATAGCGGTAGTATAGAATGAACAGTGGAAATAACATGGATGTTATACCTAGTTGTGATGTTGTACAAAATAAGCTTGATGAGGCATGTAGACACTTGAATGGAGGTACAAATAATCAACAAGGTATGCCCCAGTATTTTCGTAGTGTTGCTTCTGAATTTGCTAAAGTTAAAGATATGGTTGAAAAGCTAGAAGAATTAGCAAATAGTAAGGCAATATCGTGGCAAAAAAGTTTAAATGGTAATAATTCTAATATAAATGGTGGCAGAAGAACTAAAAATAAAACAAGGAAATATAAGAAATAATTAACGCTTCTTCTGTGTAACCCTTCTATCAGCAAGACGAATTTCTGGAAATCCAGATTTCCGTGTTGGATTTGATTTTACAAACTGTGGATACTTCTT